TATCTTTAATGTCACTGTCTTTAGTGATTGATTCAAGATAAGCCATGATTTCGTCTATAGCTTGTAATCGGTTGTAATATCTTTCTCGTTCTTCTTTTTGGTTTGCTTCTGAATAACGAATATTATTAAGTTGATTTTCTCTTAACTCTTCGATTACATCTAAAAATTCTTGTGACTGTAATAAGTTTTTTATTGCTTCTTGTCTAGTCATTTGATTTGCCTGATGGTAAACCAAAGTCTAATGACATTAGTCCATTGTTTAAAAAACGACCTGCACCATAACTTGTTTCTGCTGGCTGTAAGTTCATATTAGATGACTGTATAGATGGTAATTGCAAAAATGACATAATGTCTCTAGGTGGAGAAGGTGTATATCTAGGTTTATTAGCATTTAAATAAGCCATAGATGGGTCATAGGTATAAATATCATCTTCACCTTTAGACTTATTAAATCCAGTAATGTCTACATCAATAGGAACAAAGTTTTGTCCTCCAAATGTTTCCATGTTTGCTGGAGCACCTTTACCACCAGAATATGATGTTGGTTCATACATACGATTATTACCGTAGTAGTATCCAGTATCACCTACCTTTTTTAAACCAGAGTATTTACTTTTTGATAAATTTAATAAAGCATCAATATTTGTAGCTGGTTGAGCAGGTGCTTGTACAACCTGTACTGGAGTTCTAGGTGCTGCAAAGTTAAGTAACATTATTGCATTCCTTTATTGGCAATGTTGTTAATTTTTTCTAACGCATCCATAATCATCTTCGTTTGATCTGTTTTTAACTTACCATCTTTACTTTCAGCATCTAGGCGAATCTTCAACTCTTTTAATGCAAGGTCAGCAGTTTGTTGCACTTCTTTTTGTTGTAGCTCTAATGCTTTTTGTTGTGCTTCTAACTGCATTTGTTCACGATCTAACTGCATTTTTGCTTGGTCGGATTGTGCTTTTAATTGTGCTTTTTCTCTTTCAACTTGAGCTAACATTTCAGCAGCTTTAGTTTGTGGATCACTAGCTCCTTGTTGTGCTTGCATCTGAGCTAACTGTTGCGCCTGTTCTTCTGTAACTTCCATTAAGAACTGACTATCATCTTTGAATCCAGCCATTTGTACAAACTTAGCTAGTGTATCTCTGTATTGTTTTAGGTTGACTAGAGGATTACCAAGACCGTAAGTCGTGAGTAACTGCTCTTGCTTATCTAAGATCATTTGCATAGTCGCTAACTGCTCTTGTTTAGATCCAGTACCTAAACCTACATTGACTGTAATGTTGTATTCAGAAGACCATTCTCTTGGATCAAATGGCACATACTTATTGTTTACACGAATGATGCGTTCTTTTTGTTGGTACTTACAGACTAACTGTAATATACCTTTAAATAGACTTGATACACCTGTGTCTGCAAAGATACGAGCTATTAACTCTAACTTACCTTGTGATGCAGAAGTCATTGCATTAACCGCAGCAGCAGTGACATTTTGTAATGTGTCTGGATTTAAACCTTGCTGAGCATCAGATACACCTGATCTCTTAGCTTGGATCTCATCTAAATACTGAAGCATTGGAAATGATTGACCAGCATTGCTTTGTACAGTCAATGGCATAATTGCATTTGGGTTCTTCATACGAACAACACCGCCTGCTGTAGATGTTAATAAGTCATCTAAGTTGACTTGACCTTCAACTGCACCTACTCGATAGTTGTTAGTGAGGTAGAGGTTGTCTAGCATCTGTCTAGTGATGGTTGACTTAATTAACTGTAAGTCCATCGCTCTGTCAGCCAATGAGTGACCATAAAACTTATGAGGAATTGGAATTGGGCAGATAGAATGGAATGGCACATAATCACATTCTTCGTTATGTAGGATTTCGTTACTTGCATAACAAACTCTTCTCATTTCTGGGATACCGTCATCATCGTAATCTGTCTGAATATAGCACTCGAAGTATTCTACTAACTGCATCATCTCATCATCTGAGTCCATGTCAGTAGGTTGTTCACCTCTGGTATATCGAGCAATTCTTTCTGGGCTAAACTCTAGTGCATCACCAGTAGATAAAGACATCACTGTGTCTTCATCGTAACCCATAGCAATCAGTTCACCACGAGTCACCATCTTACGGTGAGCTACAAACGGTGCATCAGCAATTGTTCTAGCACGCTTAGAGATTAAAAACTCTTCTGGTGGCACATTCTCTACAACAACTTTACCTTTGTCTACAGAACGCTTTACCTTAACATCGTGCATTGATAGAGCAGGTGATACTTCCATACCAGTCATTGGATCAAACATAGCTTCTTGAATGATTGTAGAATCTTGCTCTACGATCTCTACTTCTTCGTCTTGAGCAATCATAGCTAACTCATCATCGTTTAAGCCATAATACTTTTCAGTCGTTACATCTGTCTTATCATCCCAGTATGCTTTTACAACACCAACCTTTTGAAGAAGTGCATCCTTCATCCAGTCGTGCATGATCTCGAAACCGTTATTGTCTTTATAAAAGATATGGTTTACATATGTAGTGGCTTGTTCAGCAGTTTCTTCATCACCTTGATTCACTGGCTCAAATACAACTGCATCGTCAGATGATGTAAAGACACGCATTAGCTGTGGTAATGCACCATCGACTACTTCAGCTACTTCACCTGTAACGATCTGAGACTTACCTTCGACTTCATTGCCGTAAGGTTCTCTCATGTAGTATTCTAGTGCTTGCTGTCTTTCGTCAGTCGTTTCTGTCTCTAGATAACCGATAGCATCATCAATCTCTGATTCCAGAATACTCTTTAATTTATTGTCATCTGCCATTTAAACTACCCATGAATTGTTTATGTCTAGTGGTCTACTCCAGTCACTACTGCCTTCATCTAAACCTACTGCGAGGTATCTGAAAGCATCTGAAGCATGAGAACACCAATCGTGTACAGGCTTATCAAAGAATACATCTCGTTTATCATCGTATGTTCTACGATAGTTTTGCAGAGCATCTAAGCCTTGTTTTGTTTTTACATCAAACCAGCATCGAGGTAACAACCGTCTCACCGCTTGAATACCATCATCAACTGCTAGCTTTGCTACTACTGTTATTTGTAACCCTGACTCTTCCAACATCTCTTTGCGAGACTTACCTGTGCCAAGTTCTCTGACCTGAACATCGTGTGGTAATAAGTGTTCAGCGTGTGTATATCCGTTATCTCTGATCCAGTTCACATAATAATCAAGACCTACACCATGATTCTCTACAAAGTCAACTAAATGAATCTCTTTACCAACAACCTGAGCTACCCAGATTGCAGTTGAATCACCCATACCTAAGTCCCAGCCAGTAAATGTCTTAGCAATGCTATCGTGCTGAACATTACCAACCTGACCTTTGAGGTATAAGTCGTTTATTAATGTACCGTAGTAAGCACCCTCAATTGGTGCAGAAAATGAACACATAAATTCCTGATTAAACTTTGACTCACCCATTGCCTTGTAAGCAGCATCTAACTCTTCCTGATCTAATATCTTAGTGTCGCTAGCTTTAAACTCTAGTAAGTTCCAACCATCGTCTTTAGCGTATGCTTTATCTCTTAATGTCTTGAAGTGGTTAGCACCTTTAGGTGTACCAATAAACATTGCCCAACCTTTTCGGTCTGCTAGAGCTGGTCGGATAACCTCTGTAAATAGGTTTGGATTTACATCACCAATCTCATCGATCACTACACCATCGAGATAGATTCCACGAAGAGAATCGACATTATCAGCACCGTATAAAGATATACGCCTGTCATGAAAATCAACTCTAAGTTCTGCAATATTAGCTTTAGCATCTAACGGTCTCGTATATTCTGTTAAATAGTCCCATGCTACTCTTTTAGCCTGATTGTATGTAGGAGCAATGTAAGCAAATCGTGGTTTAGGTTTGTCACATCTTAATGCACTATGTATTAACTGATTTATAGCTGAAACTGTTTTACCCATCCTACGATGAGCAACGACTACATTAAATCTGTTATGTTTAACCGCTCTGTGAATTAAAGTTTGCGGACCTCTTGGCTCGTAACCTATTTCAATATCTATTTCTTCCATGACTTTCCAGAGTATGACTGAAGCAAGTCATTGATTTTAGGTTGACGATACTTTCCTAAGATTTTATAAATAATCTTAAATGCTTTTACATTTCCTTTAGTGGCATCATGAAATAATGTTTCTGCTAACTGATGTAAATCATCTACATTTAATTTACTTACTTGCTGATATAAGTTTTTATAATCAACATTTAAAGGTATTTGATTATGTTTTCCAGAAGGATAACCTTTAG